TATAGACTTATGATTAGCGATAACCATAGAGATTGCTACCAAATCTGTGCCAATATTATGAACATGGACACCAGATGGTATAACATTCATTCCTACGGTAACAGCCTTAGTTTCTGGCTGGCCCGGTAGTCCTTATACCATGTGTTTGCACATTACACAGTAAGGTCCGATGCGTATCGCACTACCGATAACAGTATCAGCATTGTTGCGCACCAGCATTACTGGTGGATGTACAAAAGGTGGATTTGCAGGATTTACGGATTCAAACGTCGGTTTAGCAGCATCTTGCTTGGCAGGCTGTTTCACAGCCTGCTGTTTGGCATATCTCTTCCACCGACAATTTTCTTCTATGTGTCCTGCCCTCTTGCAGTAGGTGCAAATGCGTGCAGATTTCATTTTGGACTCCGCAACGCGCTTTGTGCAAACCCAATGAGGACAGTTGTTCATAGAGTGTCCATGTTCTTTACACAATGGACAAACTACCGTCTGTTTCTTCTGCTTACCAGCCTTCGGTTTAGGTGAAGATGTTTGCGTGCATTGATCGACACGTTCTATCTTCAAACATTCCGACGGCGAGTGCATGCCAACGTCCGGTTCAAATGGAAGTATCTGCGTGCATTGATCAGCACGTTGTACCTTCGGACCTTCCGGTGGCGTATGGATGGCAACAGAATCAGCCAACGCTTCAGGACGCCCACTACTCTCAACACGATGCACAAACGTGCGATCCGGGGAGTGTGAGCGCTTAGCTATCCTTTCAGCTAAAAGGCGGTCGACTTCTTCTGGAGTCAATGTGATGGTTACGCGGCGAGGATCTATCTCGTCTTCTCCACCAAATTGCTCATCATCATAAAGGGGCTCAGGGCACGGCTCGTCATTAGTATTTTGACAGCCAGAGTTATGGTAATCACCATTTCTCCCACGAATTCGATGCCTCTTATTGTCGCCCCTTGCTTCATACATGTACTGACCCAACAAACGATCCGTTACATGGGTTTCAACTTCTGTTGCAACCTCATATGGGCGAACAACCTGTTTTTCCTTAGGATCAACAGGAGTAACAACCTCACCAGAATCGCTGCGTATAACACGCAAAAGATCTTGCTCAGCACGCGTCAATTGATCCACGTCGAATCCAGCATTCGCCAACAAGCGAGCCGGAAGTGCCATTGGTTGGCAAGGTTTGGTCGCGTTTCCTCCACTTTCATAGCGGACATAACGCGCGCCCAACACACGACGGATCTTGGCGCCAAAATGTATGAACGACTGATAAGCCATGAACAAAATAGCAACGCAAACTATGTCGATAGGGACGCAGAACGTTAGAGTAAATATAATGGTGCTCTCAACCCAGACATGAAGCCTGGTGTAGCATTGCGCCTTATAAT